AATAATGTGAACAGTTTAAGTAGTAGTTATCAGTTAAATGGTATACAGATAGGAAATCACTATATGTATATTGGTATTCTTCAAGGTGCTAATGATTCAGCTCCTTTATATGGATATGCTGGTCAAGGTACAAACATACCACCAAGTAGTGCAAATAATTATGAACAAGCTTATATAAACTCAGATGAGTGGGTTTATTTAACAATACAATTTGGTCATGGTTCAAGTGATGTCACAAGTAGAACAAAAGGTCGTGCAGAAGTATATTTAAATGGATCATTAGTACAAAGACGAGATAATATTGCATTACCTACAGTAGCAGCGAACAGTTCATCTGCTTTTTATCTTGGACGAGTACAAGGTGGTTACTATTTAGATGGATATATTGGTCCAGCAGTTCTTTATGAAAGAACTTTACACCAATGGGAAATACTAGAAAACATGAGAGTACATGCAGATATGTATATGTCATAGGAGAAATTATGAAAATTAACATTAATGGAACAGAAATAGATACAGCAGATGATACCATTCATTGGGATCCTATGATGAAAGAAGTAGTTGATTATGTAAAAGCAAACCCGTCTAAATTTAACGAAGGAGACTCTTTTAAGAATGCTCAGGAGATTTTAGCTAAATAGAGTTAATAGAGGGATAATATGACAACACAGAATAGAGAATTAGCTAGCCTTATAGACAATAGTGGTAATGTAACTGCTACTGGAAACTTAACAGTTTCTGGTACAACAACTACAATAAGTTCAACAGTACAAACTATAGCTGACCCATTAATTGAACTTAACACTGGTGCTGGTTCAAATTCAAATGATTTAGGATTCGTATTCGAAAGAGGATCAACTGGAAATAATGCTTGTTTAATCTGGGACGAATCAGCTGATGCCTTTGCTGTCGGTACAACTACAGCTACTGGTACATCAACAGGTAATATGTCATATACAACTGGAGATTTCTTAGCAGGTAAAGTTACAGTTGACAATGTTATCATTAACGGAACAACAATAGGACATACAGACGATACAGATTTAATGACTCTTGCTGACGGAGCATTAACAGTCACAGGTACAGCATCAATTACAGGAGCTCTTACTCTTGGAGATTACATTGAGAAAACAAGCGGAAACTTAACAATAGATGTTGCAGGAGATATACATTTAGACGCTGATGGTGGAGATGTTACATTTAAAGACGCTGGCACTCAAATAGGTAGTTTATCTAATTCTTCTAGTGATTTTGTTATCACATCAGCTGTTCAAGATAAAGACATTATCTTTAAAGGTGATGATGGTGGTTCAGCCGTTACAGCTCTAACTCTTGATATGTCTGATGCCGGAACGGCTACTTTTAATCATGATGTAAAACTTGGTGATAGTAATTATTTAGTTTTTGGTGCAGGTACAGATTTTGTTTTACATAGTGATGGAACACACGCACAAGTAGAAGCTGGAAATGGTAATTTAGTTTTTGATATTTCAGGACAAATTCACCTTGATTCAGATGGTGGAGTAGTTGACTTTAAAGATGGTGGTACAGAGATAGGTCGTTTTGAAAATGCTAGTAGTGACTTTAAACTAGAGTCTAGAGTCCAAGACAAAGATATAGTATTTGTAGGTAACGATAATGGAACTGGTGTTGAAGCAGCCCGATTCGATATGTCAGCTGGTGGTCATCTAGGAATAGGAACTGGAGCTACAGTAGATACACAACTTCATGTAAAAAGTGCTGTTGGCATAGAACTTAGATTAGAAGCTGATTCAAACAATAGTGGTCAAGAAGATTGCTTTGTAAGATTTTATACTGATGGCAAGACTCAAGAAGGTATTGCTGGTATGGATAATAACAACAGCAGTACTTTGTTTACTGGTAATACTGAAAATGCAATGGTTTTTGGTACTGTAAGTAATCTACCAACGATATTGGCCACTAATAATACAGAAAGATTCCATATCACAGCTGGGGGAGATGTATCTATAAAAGTAGGTAAAAAACTCGCCCTATCTGCTGATGAAGATACATATTTTATGGAGTATTCTGCTAATGAAATAGGTGTATATACGGGTGGGACAGTAAGGGCTAAATGGAGTGGAGGTAACTATTTACCTGGTGCTGACAATTCTTATGATTTAGGTGGTATCGGAAGTAGATGGAGAAATTTATATACCACGGATTTACACATGAGTAATGAAAATGGTGGTAACAAAGTTGATGGTACATGGGGAAATTATACAATTCAAGAGGGAGAAGATGAGTTGTATTTAATTAATCATAGAAATGGAAAATCATACAAATTTAATTTAACAGAAGTTACACCTTCTGTAAGTGGTGACTTAGATTCGTCACTACCGGGAGAATAACATGGCAGTATTTAAATACTATTGGAGAACACCTTACACAGCAGGAGGTTCGGGTGGCGATAAGACTGGAGGCTCAATAGATTCTACTAGACAAGAATGGACTCCGCAGAGTTCAGGGTACTCTGCAAATATTATAGATCATATATTTACAGGAGATTTTGAAGTTGTTATTGCTGTTAATCAGAACTACACTGGATGTGGAATGGCTTACAGAACTGGTGGTGCTAGTTTAGATCATTTTACAGGATACTCAAATGATGCTAACGGTCCATATTGTGGTGGAGAAACTACTTGGGGTATATCTGATGCTGAAAACGGTAATTACAATTATCTTACTCAATATCACGCTTTTGATGGAAGTGGTGCTGCTCAAAATAATTATGTTTATCATTATAAGGCTTCAAGAATGATGAATGAACTTAGGAATCACTATTCAACAAATGGTGCATTGGGTCCATGGACAGCATTTAGTTCAGCGAATGATACTCAATCTAGTGTAAATCACTCAACTCAAGTTTTAATTGGTGTTGGAACAGCTGGAGATAATAATAGAGGGTATGATGGAGCAAGTTCAGGATATGCACCTTGTACTATAGTATATGGTCAAGATTATACGAATTAGATAATATGGAAATTGAAATGTCACATATGATTTGGAATGTTATACTAACATTAGTATTAGCACCTCTTGCTTGGTGGGTTAGAAGCACTCATGATGAAATGAGAAGACAAGACATATTATTAAACAAAACAAGAGAAGAAATCGCTCGAGATTATGTATCAAAGAGAGAAATGGCAGAAGACATGAACAGAATTCTAGATCAACTAGAAAAACTTAACGATAAATTAGATCGAATACAAGAAGCAGCAGCCAAAGAATATAGACTCTAAAGTTCTATTTGATATAAATAGTACTAACAGAGGATTTATATATGGCAATACCAGCAACAAAAGCTCAACTCTTATCTTATTGTAAGAGACAATTAGGTGCACCAGTAGTAGAAATCAATGTTGATGATGATCAAGCTGATGATATCTTAGATGACGCTATACAGTTTTTTCAAGAATATCATTATGATGGAACTATACGAACTTACTTTAAACATCAAATTACACAAACTGAAATAGACAATCAGAAAACAAACTCTAATGTAGTTAGTTCTTCTAGTGGTGGTTCAGATAGTGGTGGTACAACATGGCAAGAAGGTAATAATTATATCGAATTACCAGAATCTATTATTTCAGTTGTTCGTGTATTAGATATCAGTTCTAGTACTAACAATATGTTTGATCTTAGATATCAGTTAAGATTACATGACTTGTATGATTTAACATCTACTTCTATACTACATTACGAAATGGTACAACAACATCTAGGTATGTTAGACGATATGCTTGTGGGTTCAGCGTTCATGAGACATAGTAAACATGGAAACAGATTATATATTGATATGGATTGGCAAGGTAATATTACAGCTGGAGAATATATTGTCATAGAAGCTATCAGAAAAATGGATCCAACAACATATACAGATATCTATAATGATGTATGGTTGAAGAAGTATACAACAGCTAAACTAAAATTACAATGGGGACAGAACTTAATTAAGTTTGACGGAGTTCTTTTACCAGGTGGTATAACTCTTAATGGAAGACAATTAGTTGATGACGCTAAAGAAGAACTAACTCAACTAGAAGAAGAATTGAGATTAGGATATGAATTACCTGTAATGGATATGATAGGATAATATAATGGCTATAACAAAACCAAGTAGAAGTATGTTGTCTACTGGAATTTCAGATTCTAGTGACGCTACATTCTTAACAGCAGACAGTTCAGAGAACGCCACATTCGCGGGTAATCTAACAGTATCAGGAAATTTAACAGTAACAGGTACAACAACTCAAGTTGATACAGTTACTATGAATGCTCAGAACGCTGTGTTATTCGAAGGTGCTACAGCAGACGCTCACGAAACAACATTAACAACAGTCGATCCAACAGGTGATCGAACAATCAGTTTACCGAATGTATCAGGAACATTACCTGTATTAGCGGCCGCTTCAGTTACACAAATTACATCTACACCAGAAGAATTGAATGTTCTAGATGGAGTTACAGCAGGAACTGTAGCAGCTTCTAAAGCTATAGTTGTAGATAGTAACAAAGACATAGCTAGTTTTAGAAACATTACACTTACAGGTGAGTTAGATGCAGCCACATTAGATATAAGTGGTGATGTAGACATTGACGGAACTTTAGAAACAGACAACCTAACAGTTGGTGGTGCACAAGGTTCAGACGGACAAGTATTAACTTCTACAGGAAGTGGAGTAGCTTGGGAAACTCCAAGTTCTTTTAATGCAGATGCTGCCCAAACATTTAATGATAGCGGTGCAGCAGTAGACTTTAGGATAGAAGGAGATAATGAACAAAATCTATTTTTTGTAGATGGTAGTGCTGATAAGATTGGTATGGGAACTAGTTCACCGGGAGCTACTTTACATATTAATACATCAACTAATTCTCCGATGCTTGTTGAAAGTACACATGGAGATGGTGGATATATAGAACTTCAACTAAGTGACATTAGTAGTACTCCAGGTTCACTTACTGGTTATATAGGTGATTCTGAAGCCCTTGTAGGAAGTGGTGCTGCTGGTGATCTTGCTATTAGAGCACAAGCTGACTTTGTTGTTAGTTCAGGTGGTAATAGTGAAAGATTTAAGATTCAATCTGATGGTGCTATTGGTATAAATAACTCAGCTCCTGTAGCTAAATTAGATATTATTGGTAGTGGTTATGAAGATATAAGATTGGGTAGTAATCGAACAGATAATACAAATAAAACTGCTGGTATTACATCTTATATGTATACAAACAATACCGTTAGTGTCTTTCAAGTATTTAATCAAAATGGTAATAATGCCGTGTATTATGGTTCAGCTGATGGAGCTCATAGAGGGTTACAAAATCATTATTGGTATGTAAATGCTGGTTATAATGCTACTTCGGATCACCGTTTAGCTATGCAGATGAATTCATCTGGTGGTATATTAATGAAATCAAGTCACCAAGGTGATACAATTGGAAATTTAAATGTTTCAAGTCAATTTGGTAGTTCACCTAATACTTCTGAAAATGCTTTAATCATTGTTCAAAATGGTGGACAAAAAGTACAAATTATGGCTTGGGCTGGATTAGGTGCTAGAGTAGGAACAAGAACATCAGGTTGGAATAGTAATAGTGGTGGTAATTGTTATTTAACAGGACAAGATGCTACAAATATAATACTTACATCAGGTGGTTCACCTACATTAGCTAATGGTACAGCGATTAGTTCAGACAAAAGATTAAAAGAAAACATATATGATATGAGTAATGGACAATTAGATAAAATAAATCTATTAAGACCGAGAACATTTACTTGGAAAGACCCAAGAAAAGCTGGACATCAAGAAGGGTTTATAGCACAAGAAGTAGAAACAGTTATACCTGAAGCAGTTGAAGAAAGAACATCAGCACCTGATCCAGAAGATACTTCAAGAGATTTTGAAGGTGATATAAAAGTTCTTAAACATGAAGTTATCAATGCTAGACTTGTAAAAGCAGTCCAAGAATTAAATGAAAAATTGGGTAGTAAAGATGATACAATAGCCGCTTTAGAAAAGAGAATAGAAACAATAGAACAGAGATTAATCTAAAATGGCTACAAATGTATTTTTCAATCATGCTGTAAAGACTGAACAGAATCTTGTAGAAGATTTAATTGTTGAGTCTTTAAGATTTTATGGGCATAATTGTTATTACTTACCAAGAAGTATAGTAAACGAAGATACTATTCTAGGTGATGCGGCTGAATCAAGTTTTGAAGATGCTTACGAAGTAGAAATGTATCTAGAAGGTACTGAAGGATTTGAAGGTGAAGGAGAACTATACTCTAAGTTCGGTATTGAAACTAGAGAATCAGCTTCATTTATTATATCAAGACGAAGTTGGGAAAGATTCGTTTCATTAGATGCTAATCTAGCGACAGGATTAAGACCGAATGAAGGTGATTTAATTTATTTCCCTTTATCAAACAGTTTATTTCAAATTAAATTTGTAGAACATGAAAATGTATTCTATCAATTAGGTAAACTTTATACTTTCAAGATGAGTTGTGATCTTTACGAATATTCAGGTGAAGATTTTGATACAAACATTGAAGCTATTGATACAGATATGGATTTAGCTTCAGGTCCTATTACAACATTGACATTAGCAAATACTCCAACATTAAGAGACTTTGTTGTTGGTGAAAAAGTATCACAAATGATTACAGATACAATTATTATTCAAGGTACTGTTGCCGCTTGGAGTGAAGATACAAACAAATTATCTATAGGTAAAATATCAACTAATGATACATCAAACACATATCAAAGTTTTGTACTCACAGACACAACAGAAGGTAATATACTCGCTGAGGACTCCTTAGACAACGATAAAATCATTTTATCTGGTACGGGTCAAGAAGGGTATTACATAGACTTTGAAACAGGTACAGCGGGTGTTGAATTACCAAGTTATATAACAGATGGTATAACAGGTACAGATAATATTAAACTAGAAACATTTACTCAAGGTGATGCTATATCATTAGAGTCAGGTATGGGTGACACTACATCACATGATAACATAGTTCTAGAAGATAGTTTAGCATCTAGAAGAAGTGTCAATAGTGTAGGTGAAACTCAAGAAATGTCAAATGACCCAGGTGCATTTAACTTAGAAATAGAAACAGATGCTGATGGAATTATTGATTTTTCAGAAGCTAACCCATTCGGAGATGCTACATAATGTTCGGTAATCATTTTTATCATTCAACAATTAAAAGAGCTGTTTCAGTATTCGGAACATTATTTAATAATATTACGATTGAAAGAACAGACGGAAAAGTTATACCTGTTCCATTAGCTTATGGACCTCGTTCTAGATGGATAGCTCGTCTTCAATCTACACTTGATCCAACAGCTAAAGCTATAGCTATTACATTACCAAGAATGGGATTTGAGTTAACTGCTATTGAATATGACAGTACAAGAAAATTAACTAAAAAAACTCAATTCAAAACAGTCGATTCTACAAATCCTCAGAAAATGAAATATCAGTATGCACCTGTACCATATAATTTCGGTTTTACATTAAGTATTTTAGTCAAGAATACAGACGATGGATTACAAATTGTAGAACAGATACTACCATATTTTCAACCTGATTATACAGTTACAATCAATACAGTACCAAGTATGGGTGATAAAAGAGATGTACCTATTATTTTAACAAGTGTTACTCAAGAAGATACATACGAAGGTGATTTAGAAACAAGACAAGCACTAACATATACTTTAGAGTTTACTATGAAAAATTATCTCTATGGACCTGTAACTGATTCAGAAGTTATTAGAACAGCTAAAGTTAGAACATATATGGAACAAGGTGGTGGTAAAATTACTGATACAGATAGTGCCGGTAGAGTTATTGAACAAGTCGTAACACCTATTCCTCAAGACGCTGATGCTGATGATGATATCACATACAACGAAGTAACAGAATGGTTCGAACAACCTACAGTAACATATTCAGACGATAAATCTAGCGATCCTAAATAACCCTAAATACTTATTATGAGTAAAGTCGATCAAAAATTAGACGAACTTCTTGACATACAAGGAGAAATAGTACAAGCCGAAAAGAATTTACCTGTAGTTTCATCTAATGAACAAGACAAAGGTAATGACTACAAATACTCTAGAGAAATCTTTTACGGTCTTGTAGAGCGAGGACAAGACGCTATAGAGGGTATATTAGACATCGCTAAAGAATCAGAACACCCTAGAGTTTATGAGGTAGCTGGTCAACTAATTAAGACAGTCGGAGAAACAACAGAAAAGTTAATTGACTTACAAGCTAAGATGAAAGAATTAGATAAAGATAATTCAATGCCAGATAAAGTACAGAATAATCTTTTTGTAGGTTCATCAGCTGAATTACAAAAGTTGTTAAGAAATAATGCACAAAAATGAAGGTTATCTAGGTAATATAAATGTCAAGAGAGCTGGTGTACAGTCTCAATGGACAGAAGAAGAAATATTAGAATATAAAAAGTGTATGGAAAGTCCTACACATTTTATTGAGAACTATATTAAAATTATTTCACTAGATGAAGGTTTAGTACCATTCAAACTCAGAGGATATCAAGACGATCTTATTACACATTTTGATGAGAGTCGTTTCAGTATCGTACTCGCGTGTAGACAAAGTGGTAAATCAATTACAACTTGTGCTTATCTAGTCTGGTATCTTTTATTTCAACCAGAACAAACAATAGCTATTCTCGCGAACAAAGGTTCTACAGCTAGAGAGATGTTAGCTCGTATCACAACTATGTTAGAGCATGTCCCTTTCTTTCTACAACCAGGTACAAAGACACTAAACAAAGGTTCAATCGAATTCGAAAATGACAGTAGAATTATAGCTTCAGCCACAGGTGCCAACTCTATTCGTGGTCTATCAGTAAACTTACTATATCTTGATGAGTTCGCGTTCGTAGATAACGCTGAACAGTTTTATACATCTACATATCCTGTTGTTACATCAGGTGGTAAATCAAAAGTTATTATAACATCTACAGCTAATGGTATCGGTAATATGTATCATAAACTTTATGAAGGTGCTCAAAATGAAAAGAATGAATATCAACCATATACTATTAATTGGTGGGATGTACCAGGTAGAGATGAAAAATGGAAAGCTCAGACGATAGCGAATACTTCTGAATTACAATTTGAACAAGAATTCGGAAACTCATTTCTTGGTACAGGTAATACTTTGATTAGTGCTAATACATTACTAGGTTTACAAGGACACGATCCAATATGGACTAGAGATAATATACATCTATATCAAGAACCCAGAAAAGATTCTCAATATGTTATGACAGTTGATGTCGCTAAAGGTCGTGGACAAGACTATTCTACATTCTCTATATTTGATGTATCTGAAAAACCATTTAAACAAGTTGGTATATATCGAGATAATATGATATCACCATTACTTTTTCCAGATATAATAGCTAAATACGCTCAAATGTATAATGAAGCTTTAGTTGTAGTAGAAAACAATGATCAAGGTCAAATAGTTTGTAATAGTCTTCATTACGATATAGAATATCCCAATGTATTTAGTCAATCTACAGTAAAATCTAGTGGTATTGGTGTTACAATGACACGAAAAGTCAAACAAATAGGTTGTTCTACTCTTAAAGAGTTAATGGAAGAAAACAAATTAAGAGTAATTGATAAGTTTACAATCAATGAATTAGTTACTTTCGTTGGTAAAGGTATATCTTACGAGGCAGATGGTGGAAATCATGATGATTTAGTCATGAATCTTGTATTATTCTCATGGTTTGTAACAACACCATATTTTCAAAGTTTAACAGACTTAGAATTGAAGAAAATGTTATATGATGAGCAACAACAAATGATAGAAGATGATATGGTACCTTTTGGTATTATAGATGATGGTTCAAATACAGAACAAACTTATAAAGAAGGTGGTGATGTATGGACCGTTGTTGATGATGTAAAAGTTTACTAAATTATAAATACTAGGTAATGATGAGATAATCTCATTATTTAACTTTAATAATAAAATTATATTTCGAAATATAAATTTTTAGGAGAAAAACAAAATGGCATTTCAAGTTTCGCCTGGTGTACAGGTTCAAGAAATAGATGCTACTAATGTTATTCCTGCGGTCTCAAGTTCGACAGGAGCATATTGTGGTCATTTCGGTTGGGGTCCAGCCGAAGAAGTTACTACAGTAAGTTCTAATAAAGGACTTGTAGAATCATTCGGGGAACCCGCTAATACAGATATAGCAGCAGAACATTTTTACCCTGCAGCTAACTTTCTAGATTACGGGATTGACTTAAAAGTAGTTCGAATCGCGACAACTAATATGGTTAACGCGACAACAACAAGTGGACAGTCTTTGTTAATCAAAAACTTGACACACTACAGAGATAATTACAACACCGGTGCAGCCGCTGTTGGTAATTATGGTGCTAGATATGCTGGAGATTTAGGTAATTCACTTAAAATCCAGGTTTGTGGTGGAGCTAATCCATATAGTCAAGCTAGTGTTACAACAACTAATGGAACTTCTGCTATAGATGGTACTTCAATCGAAGTAACTCTAGGTGAGAAATTCATAGTAGGTGACATTCTTACAGCTATTGGATCAGATACAACTAGATACAAAATATCAGCAATTGCTTTTGATTCAGGTTCAACCGGAGCCGCGACAGTTACTATTGCACAAGAAGACGATTCTACTCAAGGATTGACCGCTGCTGTTTCAAGTGGTGTTAATATATCTAGAGAGTGGGAATTTGCTGAACAATTCAACGGTGCACCTGGGACATCAGCTTATGCAGCTGGTAGAGCAAGTGCAGGCGCGAATGATGAGATGCATATCGTTGTTCTTGACGAAGATGGAGACCTTACTGGTGTCCCTAACACAGTTTTAGAAAGATATGAAGCAGTTTCAAAAGCTTCTGATGGAAAAAATGACTTCGGTGCAACTAACTACTATGTCACAATTATTGAAAACCAAAGCGAATATGTTTACTGGTTAGATCATAGTTCTACTATGACATCAGCTGGTTCAGCCGCAGCGGGAGTTACTTTTGGTACAGGTACTTTACCTGATACTCTTTCATTCACCAATGGTGCTGATGGAAGACAACCAACAACAGCTCAGAAAATAGTAGCATGGGATACACACTTTGGTAGTGCAGACAACCAAGATATTTCTTTACTAATATCAGGTTCAAATCAAGCTGACAATGGTAGTGGTACTGCAGTCAATACGAGAGCAGAAGCTACTAGTTATTACAACCAATTAATGAATATAGCAGAAGACAGAAAGGATTGTGTAGTGTTCTTTTCACCAATCAAATCAGATTGTGTTGATTCAGGAGTTTCTGGAGCAACAAATGTGAAAGCTACAGCTGATACATTGAATTCTTCAAGTTACGCTGTAATGAGTTCAAATTGGTTATATCAATATGATAGGTACAATGATAGATACATTTATGTACCAGACAACGGATCAGTAGCTGGCCTATGTGCCAAAACTGATTTTACGAATGACGCATGGTATTCACCAGCAGGATTCAACCGTGGTCAAATTTTCGGTGTTACAAAACTAGCGTTTAACCCTACTCAACAAGATAGAGACTTACTCTATAGAGCTAGAGTTAATCCTGTTTGTACATTCTCAGGACAAGGAACAGTATTATTCGGAGACAAGACATTAGCAGCTAATGATGGTAGTGCTTTCTCAAGAATTAATATTCGTAGATTGTTCATAGTGTTAGAGAAAGCAATTTCAACAGCAGCTAAGTTCCAACTATTTGAATTCAACGATTCATTTACAAGAGCTAATTTCAGATCAGCTGTAGAACCTTTCTTAAGACAAGTACAAGGTAGACGAGGAATATATGATTTCCAAGTTATTTGTGACGAGTCTAATAACACAGCAGGCGTTGTTGATAGTTCTCAATTCGTAGCTTCAATATTTGTGAAGCCAGCGAGATCAATCAACTTCATAACTTTAACTTTTGTAGCATCTAGAAGTGGTGTAGATTTTGAAGAAGTCTACGGAGCTCCAGGTGGTGTTCAAGAATCAGCGACAGCGTTATAAGGGAGGTAAGAAATGGCAACTATAAACCAATTTAAAGCTAACCTAGTCGGAGCTGGTCTAAGAGCTAATAGGTTTGAGGTATTCATACCAAGATCAGGTAACAAAATTCAGTTTTTATGTAAGACTGCAGCATTACCTGGACAAACTATTGATCCTATTGAAATAACTCACAGAGGGTTGAAGTTTAACATAGCTGGAAACAGAACCTTTGAAGATTGGACAGTTGGTATCTACAACGATTCAGAATTCTCAGCGAGAAACGCTATAGAAGAATGGATGGGAACTATAATTCCTATGGACACTTCTACAGTAGAGTCTCTTGGGTATGAATATATGGTAGATAAAGCAACTATATCTCAATTAGGTAGAGATGATTCAGTAGTAGCTACATATGAATTTTACAATATGTGGCCTACAACCATAGCAGCTATTGATATGGACGCCTCAGGTGGTGATGAAATCACTACAACAGATGTTACATTCAAATATTCTCACTTTGAAAGAGTTCTATAAGAACCCTTTTGATGTGTTATAAATATTAGTATGGAATTATTTGGATTAGAAATAAAGAGGAAAAAGGGCGACGAGGCTCCTAAGTTACAGAGCTTCGTCCCTCCTCAAAATGATGGTTCGGTCATAGAAATAGGACAGGACCAAGGAATGGGTGGTTTCGCGGCCACAGGTGGAGTCATTGGTCAGTTCGTTGACATGGAAGGTGGTGTAAAAACTGAAGCCGACCTAGTTGCACGATACAGAACAATGTCTCTAGTTCCTGAATGTGACTCAGCGATTGAAGATATAATAAACGAATCAATATCTTCAAACGATTTAGATGCACCGGTAGCTATTAATTTAGACCGAGTGAATCATTTTAGTGATAGTACTAAAGAAAAGATTCGTGACGAATTTAATGTAGTTCTTGAATTACTAGGATTCAGAGAGTTATCTCATGACATATTTAGAAAATGGTATGTTGATGGTAGACTTTACTTTCATAAGATGGTAGATTCTAAAAATGAGAAAAAAGGAATTCAAGGTTTAAGACCTATTGATCCTCAAAAAATCAGAAAGATTAGAGAGATCAAAAAGAAGAAAGACGAGAAGACAGGTGTTGAAGTTATACAGAAAGAAAATGAATATTTCATGTATAACGACCAAGGGTTTGATAAGTCAAACAACAATACAGGTCAAACAGTAAAGATTTCTACTGATGCTGTAACTCATATAACCTCAGGGTTATTAGATTACAATCAGAAAGTTGTAGTTGGTTATTTACATAAGGCTATGAAGTCTGTAAACCAACTAAGAATGTTAGAAGACGCTCTAGTTATTTACAGAATATCAAGAGCACCTGAAAGAAGAATCTTCTACATTGATGTAGGTAACTTACCTAAAGCGAGAGCTGAACAGTATTTGAAAGAAGTACAAACAGCGTATCGTAACAAGTTAGTGTATAACGCTGACACAGGTGAAGTTAAAGACGATAGAAAGCATATGAATATGCTTGAAGATTTTTGGTTACCTCGTAGAGAAGGTGGCCGAGGAACCGAGATTACGACACTACCAGGTGGTCAAAATCTAGGTGAGATTGAAGATATTTTATATTTTCAAAAGAAATTGTACAAGTCTCTTAATGTACCAATTTCTAGATTAGAACAAGAGAACGCATTCGCTATTGGTAGAGCGACTGAGATTTCTAGAGATGAAGTTAAGTTTTCACGATTTGTTGATAGACTTAGAGTAAAATTCTCTAGATTATTTGATGATATTCTAAGAACTCAACTGTTATTAAAGAAAATAGTAACAGATGAAGATTGGAAGAAGTCAAAAGAGTATATAAGTTATGACTTTCAAAAAGATGGTCATTTCGTAGAACTCAAAGAAGCTGAGATACTTAGAGAAAGAGTAGCGACGCTAAATGATTTAGACCAATTCGTTGGTAAGTACTATTCTGAAGCTTGGATAAGAAAAAATGTTCTTAGACAATCAGAAGCTGAAATCAGAGATATCAATAAAGAAATCGAAGGTGAAGGTGGTTCAGAAGGTGGTGATGACGATATGGGATTTTAAACTTAGGAGAATATAATGGTAAATAAGACTAGAGAATTTGTAGATCAAGTTGTCAATGATGATAACATAGAAGCAGGTGAGTCGTTTAAGACTATAATGCAAGACAAACAACTAGACGCAATTGATTTGAAAAGAGTTGAGATGCAACTTGATTGGTTGAATCAACCAGCCGAACAAAAAAACGAGGACTAACAAATGTCAAATTGGACAGAACCAGGACAAGGATTTTTTAAAGAAGCCACACATGGTTATACAAATTGGACAGTAAATAGCAAACCCGATAATCCAAAAGATAGAGTTGGTTCAGCTGTAGATAGAAGGAAAGAGTATTCACATATCTATATAGATGTTTCTAAGTATGAGTCAAGTGTTTCAGATTTAGCTAAACTATTACAGAAAGAGTTGAATAATGTGATTTATGCTAAAGGTGAACACAAAGGTTGGCCATATGCAGGTAATGTCAAATTTTGGAATAAAGAAGTTTTTGGTAAGTTGGGTAAACAAAGAAATGATATTAAAGTTAAAGGTAGATCAATAATAATTACGAATAGTAAATTAGGTCATTTAGGTTCTTCTCAAGTTGATGTTACTATGTTATCAAGAAACTTAGCTTCTTATATAGATGAAGTAGATATGGATTCTAAAGGTACTATTGGTTCAGTATTAAATTTACAGAGATAAAGATATGAAAACATTTGTAGAACTTAGAGAAGAATTAGACGAAATAGCTTATAAAAAAGATAAGAAGAATCATATTTCTTCTACTAAGATTAAGAAAACAGAAGTAGCTTATCATTCTGAAAGAAAGGGTTCTAAAAAAATTCGTGTATTTGTAAAACCTAAGTCTTCAAGAGAATTTGAAGAACTTGGTGTATTTAAAGATATGAAAACAGCTCAGAAGTCAGCTGAACAGTTTGTTAAACTTATGGGAGAAGACTTAGACGAAGGTATAAGTTTTTGGAAAGAAGCGGTAGAGAAAGTTGATGGTCCTGTAAATTTAGATGAAGCGGCTGAAATTTATCATAGACGAGATGGAAAAGATATAGACCCTCAGACTATGAAAGCTATGGATAGAATGGCTAGAGATTATAGATTGAAATTCAAAAAAATAAGTAAGAAAGAAGTTGAAGTCAAAGGTGGCATGAAAAAATTGAATGATTTCGGTATGATATTTGTAGGTAGATCCCGTTATGGTGATCTCACAACAGTTTAAAGAGGTAGAAATGAAATTAATATCAGAACAATGGTCCGATGATGTAAATTATCTTGTCGAAGAAGATCCGAAGACAGGTAAAAAGAACGCCTATATCGAAGGTGTCATGCTTCAAACAGAAGTAAAGAATAAAAATGGTCGTATATACCCAAAAGAGGTAATGCAGAAAGAAGTTAAGAGATATACAAAAGAATATATCGATAATAACAGAGCATACGGTGAATTAGGTCACCCAGAAGGACCAACAATTAATTTAGAGAGAACATCTCATTTAATTACAGATTTAAGAGAAGACGGAAATAATTTCGTCGGAAAAGCAAAGATTTTGAGTACTCCTATGGGAAATATAGTCAAAAACCTTCTTGATGATGGTGCTAGACTAGGTGTTTCTAGTAGAGGTATGGGATCATTGAAAGCTTCAAACGCTAAGGGTGGAGTTCAAATGGTTCAATCAGATTTTCAGTTAGCAACTGCTGCTGATATAGTCGCTGATCCTTCAGCTCCAGACGCTTTCGTAGATGGTGTCATGGAAGGAGTCGAATGGATTTGGGATAATGGCGTGATCAAAGCTCAGAAAATTGAAGAATATAAACATTCAATAGCTAGAGCTAGAACACAAAAATTACAGGAAGTTAAATTAAATGTATTTAATGACTTTCTGAAAAATTTATAATATATAAATACTAGTTAAACAGTTTAAAATATATATTTTTAATATAGGGAGTATTCTAAAATGTCAAGTTTAGAAGATACAATAACAGAAGTAATGTCCGAGGAAGCTGCAAAGTTACCTAAGGCTAATGCTGATGTTAGTCCTGCCGATGTTGGATCAGACGAAAAGGCTGAAAAGAAAGCATCTGAAATGGCTAAAAAAGCTGGTGATAGCGTAAAACCTGCACCAAAAACTAACGCCGCTAGTTCAGGTGATTCTATGGAAGTTGTTTCAGACGGTTCTACAAAAGTAGAAAAAGGTAAAGCTGTCAACCAAGAAGAAACAGAATCAGAAGATGAAGCTGTTCTTGAAATGGGTGGCGACATGACCAAAGCAGAGACTATGAAAGCAGCTGTAGATCACATGAAGAAAATGTCAGGTGAAGAACTACAAGCTATGTATTCAAAAGTAGCTGATACTAAAGAGGAAGATGGCGATGACGAGAAATCCGAGTCACTAACTCGCAATGCAACTATTAGAAAAATAGTAGAAGCACTAAAAGATTTAGAAGTTTCTGAAATCACTAAACTCTTTACTAAAAAAGAAGAAGTAGAAGTGGAAGAAGAAGCTGACGAGTCAGTTGAAGAAGCTAAATCATCTAAAGAAGAAATGGATGATGAAGATTCAGAAGAAGAAGAAGAAGAAGTCAAGAAAGAAGAAGTTGAAATCGACATGACAGACGACATCAATGCACTAGTTGCTGATGAAGACTTGAGTGAAGAATTCAAAGCGAAAGCTAAGACTATCTTTGAAGGCGCAGTAGCAGCTAAAGTCAAAGAACAAATGACTGAAGCAGAAGCTAAGTTAGAAGAAGAAACCAACCAAAAAATCGAAGAAATCAAAGATGATTTAACAGAGAAGGTTGATTCTTATTTGAACTATGTTTCAGAAAGCTGGGTTAAAGAGAATGAGTTAGCTATCGAAAGAGGATTAAAATCTGAATTGACAGAAGACTTCATCTCCGGACTCAAACAACTGTTCGAAGAACATTATGTTGAAGTACCAGAAGACAAGTTTGATGTAGTTGAAGAACTAGCGAACAGACTTGACGAAATGGAAGACAAATTGAATGAAGAAGTTGCGAGTAACATCTCAGCTCTTCAAGATATTGAAGAACTTCAACGAGAAAAAATTATTAGTGAAGCGTCGAAAGACCTAGCTGATACTCAGGTTGAGAAGCTGAAAGCTTTATCAGAAGATATTGATTACGAAAATGAAGAAACATTCGTTGAGAAAGTTGCTACATTAAAAGAATCATACTTCGGAGAAGGTAAAGTAGAAGCTGTCTCAGACGACAGCGCTGTAGTAAGTGATGATGCTGATTTTTCTGGAGCGGGCGATGTAGCTCAACCAGTAAATGAAAGTATGACTCAATACACTGCGGCTTTAACCAAATTTGCTAACTTAGATAAGTAAGTAAATTTAAATAAGGGGACTATAAACAATGTTTATGTCAGAAAACTTACAAGAAAAATGGCAGCCAGTTCTAGAGCACGCCGATCTTCCTAAGATCGAAGACTCTTACAAAAGAGCTGTAACTTCCGTTATTCTTGAAAACCAAGAAAGAGCGATAGCAGAAGAAAGAGGAGCCGTGAATGAGGCCCTTGGAGCTGGTACTGGTACTGTAGCGGGAGCACCTGGTGGTGTTACTGCAACTGCAGCTAACTGGGATCCAATTCTTATATCTCTAGTTCGTAGAGCAATGCCAAACTTGGTAGCCTATGATATCTGTGGTGTTCAACCTATGACAGGACCTACTGGACTTA